GGTTTTTGTTTGATTGCGTTGCTTTTCCGAGGGGTCTTGGCGCGTCTTGCGTGTTTCTCGTGGGTATCTATTGCGTATCGTGAGATATCTTTGCGCTATCCCCTGGATACGGGTGCTATCCGTGCGCTATCTTGTTTTTCAGGAAACGTGACGCCGTGGACCACGATTTGGCGGCCGATCCGCATTGGTTGGACCACTCGCATCTCATACGCAGCGGTCGTGACGGTGTTTTTCTGGTCGTCAACCATCCACACCATCTCTCGCCCAAGCCTCGATCGATACTGGTTTCGCGTGATTGGATCGCCCTTGCACACCACTCCATGCGGCGTAATCCCAGCGGAGAAATAGCGGATTTGCGCGTCTGACGGCATGAAGATGGTCTTCGCACCAGGACGCCACAACAGCATCTCTGGATCAATGACCATAGCCGCCGCGCCGGCGACGCCCAGGACAGACAAAAAGCCGCGGCGAGTGATCTCCATAACCGGCATTATACTCTTGCTAGATAACGAGTTATGGACACCATCCGAAGTAGCAAGGCCTCTGGCCGTCACGCGCGCGTCATCAAATACAGGCGCGAGGTTTACGAGAAAATCGGCTTCGTTTGGTTCCCTCACCAGGCTGATTGGCAACTCGCAACAGAGGGTTGGACGCTCAATAGCCGCGCGCCGGCACCAGGCGAGGCATCGACGCTCGTTCAACTGGAAGACGAATCGATCGAGCCGCGCGCGATCACGCCGCGCGTTGGTGGAGCCGCCCGCGTCGCCAGCGACCTCGCCGCGTATAAGTCCGGCAAGAGCTACTCGGCGTCGGCGTGGGCTACTGGTTTCGCTGAATTGCCTGATGCCAACGTCGTCTTTATTGGGCTCGAACAGATCAACTGTTCCAACGAGTTCGATTACCTGGCTCACTTCCTCTTGTCAGAAGAAGGGATGAACCTTAAATACGATGTGTTTCGCAACGACAAGCGCGAAGGCAAGATGTGGTTGCGATTGGCCAACGGCGCCTACTTCGAGGTTCGTTCCTACAAGAAACGCGAGACGTTGAAGGGCGACAAGGTCGACGCCTATATCTACTGCGAGGCCTACATGATGCCCGGCCTTCAGTGCTACACGTCGATCTCTCAGAACTTGCGCGAGCGTGACGGCTTCGCGATCTTCCCAACCACGCCAGATAGTGCGTGGGTCAACGTGCTTCACGAGAAAGCACACGGCGTTGATGAGCGCGGCCGGCCATTGCCAACGGACCCGCATTGGCATTGCACCTGTGACATCGACAACTCGTGCAACCCATACACCTACGACCAGAGCGCGCGCGATCGCGACGATCCGGACAAGGGCGGACTCATGACGCGCGAGCGATACCGGATCGCGTGGCAGGGTAAGGTTGGTAAACACATTGGCCAGGTCTACGACTACGACCAGGCGCAGCTTATGGTGACACCAGAAACACATCCGAATCTCTGGACGGCGGAAGCTGTCGAGGCTTACCTGGAGACGAGGCACCTGTGACACAGGACGACCTGCTCCTCTCGTGCAAGCACATCGAGCACGATAACTACCCGCATGGCGTGATGTTCTACATGGGCGCGTCTGTTGGGCGGTTTTGTTCGGCCGTGATCTGCGCGGTTATTCCAGGCGACGACACCGTCCTGGTTGTCGCCGAGGAGCCGAACTACCACTACGTTGGCGACGGCGAGATCGAGGAGCTGGGCCTCACCACAACGCAATGGGCTGAGAAAGTTGTGGCCCGTTGGCGTGACTTTGTCCCAAAGCGCCCCGCGATCGCCTTCGTCAACGAGGACAACAAGTTCGAGAAAGCGCTGAAGCGCAGCAAGCTCGTGATCCGGAAGAACCTGCGCCGGCCGGCGGCGACCAGGACGGAGATATCCAGGGAGTTCTTCGACATGAAGCTGGTTCGGCTCATGCCCTGGCTCAACGTGCTGCCCTACGAGCTTCAGAACGCGAAATGGCCACCAGAGGCCTCGGGACGCGGGAGCGAACGGGTAGAGGGCCAGGACTACACCCTGTCGGGCCTGGAGCACGTCCTGTCTCGCCGGCCGCGGCCCAGGAAGCCTCGGCAGAAGGCCCAATCCACGTTCCTCCAGAAGCAGCTCGCTAAGCACCAGATCACGTTGCGTGGCCGCGGGGGAGACGTCCATCTTGGCGGCCAATAGTGTTAAAATTGGGCCACTTTTCACAACCTAATGACACACCCAAAACCGCCGGCTAAGGCGCGCTCGCCGTTCAGCACGGAAACGAGCATGCAGCGCGTCGATCGTCGATTGAATGAGATCAATGCTCACCTCGACGGACATGACCGACTCTCGGTTGATTTCGCGTACGAGGTTGCTGATCTCAAAGCGGTCGTGGCCGAGTTGAATTTGCAAGTGACCTTCGTGATGAACCACATGCAGTTCAAACGCAACGTGGGCCACGTGGCCGACGCCACTGGACGCATTCCCACCGTGACAGAGACGCTCATGGAGCGCTACATGAACGGCGGCCGCGAGATGCTGATCGCCAAGATGGAGCTGGCCAAGAATGCCCAATCCCAACCCGCGGACGCCGGCGCCGGCGCCGGCGACGACCAAGCCCCACCCGAAGAAGTTAACGGCGAAGCAGCAGAAGCGACGGGAGGCGATCCGGAAGAAAAACCGACGCCAACGCCGCAGCAGCGGACCCACTAACTTTGATCCACACCTTGGCCCCTACTAACGCACATGCCTGACTTGCTGCAACGCATGGGGGGACGTCTCAGGGTCGTGAAACCCACCTACGGCATCGTTGTCGGAGACGATGCCCAACACTACTTTTTTATGCCGACCGATGTTGTGGCCCCAAGTTCCTTCGAGGGGCTTCGCGAGAATCAGCCCGTGCAGTTCTCTACCTACGAATGCACGCGGAACGTCGATGGCGTCGATCTCAAAACGGTTCGCGCCACACGACTTGTTGTTGTCGCTGTAGACCCCATTCCGATCGGCGCTGCGCAGCAGCATCATCATCATGGCTAGTCGCAACGAACGCGGTACCCAATCCCTTATCTCCGACTACTCCAAGGATTGGCGACGGCTCCAGCTCCAGAAAGCCAGGCACTCCGGCGGCGTCGAGTCACGCGCCCTGTTATCGCTGGCCATGGTGTACGGCGAGCACTACGTCAACCAGAGCGGTTTCAATCTCCAGGCGCGCCAGCTCACCGACGCCGATAAGAACCGTCTTTACCTGGTCTTCAATTTCATCGGTCGAAGCGTCTGGCGCAAACTTGGCAGGCTGTGGTCGATCGATAACCAGTTCCGCGCAACCCCCAACACGCTCGACCCGGCCGCGTTCGACAACGCCGACGTCGTGTCCGACATGATCCGCGCGATCAACCGCAAGGTCGGCGAGGGCAACGTCCACTGGAACCGGCTCTTTAACCTGCTCACGTTCGGCGTTGTGATTGAACACGTGCCCTGGATGGAGCTGCTCGGCGATGAAGCGTTGCCGCAGTTTGACGACGACGGGCAATTGGTCTGGGAGGACCAGTGGAACGACGAGGAGGTGACGGAGGCCGACGTCATGGCCGCGGTCCAGGGCGGCACACCGCCAGAGCGTTTCCGGCCAAAGGAAGTGCTCCAAACAGTCGGCGACGTTGGGAGCGAGATTTTCAACCCGTTGAACTTCTTCATTGATGCGTCCGTGCCGTCGATCGACAAGCTGGCCTCCGACCAGGCGTGCTACCTCGCGCAGATTAAAACTCGAGGGTGGGTCAGAGATATCTTTGGCTCAGAGGCCGCGGCCAAGATTGGCCGGCGCAACGATCTCAACATCGTCAAGACGCAACTCCTCGAAGGCGGCCGCGTGGTCAGCGGCCTCAATCTCAAGGACATGATCCCGGCGATCCAGGGCTCGCACCTGGATAGCGACCCGGACATGTGCATCTTCCTCACGCGCTATCAGCCGCCAGGCAGTAAGAACCCGCACGGGTGCCGATCGTTCCTGACGCCAGAGGGCGTGATGCTCGAACACGGCGATCTGCCCTACGAAACGATCCCGTGCGTCGACATCCACTTACGCCCGAACGCTACGACCTTCTGGACCGGCGACTTCGTGACCGACATGGTCCCTGGCCAGAAGTTTCTCAACAAGCGCATGTCGCAACTCGGCGAATCGGCCAACGCGAACATCTACGAAATCCTACTTCTCGGCGAAGGCCTCACCTCAGACGACATCCCGACCGACTACTCCGGCGAAGTGGAAAACGGCCTCGACGACGCCGGCAACCCTAAGGTCCAGGCGCTTCAGCGCGGCACGTTGCCGGCCTGGTTCATCGACTCGATCCGACTGACGCACGAATTCATTGAAAGCGTTGGCGGCAGCGACCTCCTCTCCCAACGCAAGTTCCCTGGTCAGATTCGCGGCCCGATGGCCGTCCCGATGCTCCAGGAGATCCTTGATAGCGAGGATGGCCCGTTTTACACACACCTCGGCGAGCAGCTCGCCAAGGTTCACCAGATGCGCATGAACCGCGTGAAGGCCTTCTACCCGGCCGCGCGGACCATGCACTACACCGGCCGCAACAATCGCGATGAAGTCCTGATCTTCCACAAGGGCCACATCTTCAAGCCTGGCTACGACTACCAGATCACGATCGACCCGTCGACGTTGTTGCCGGAGCTGTCGTCACTCCGCGAGGCGCGCGTGCGTGAACGTCTCGAAGGACCGTTGGCGGCGCTGTACTTCAACCAGCGGACGGGGCGCATCGACGTCTCGAAGATCGCCGACGACATCCGCTACAACGATCGCCAGCGCGAGGGCAAAGCGACGCAATACCGGAAGTTGGCGCGCGACCTCATTCAGCGGCTCTGGCGCGGCGAAGTACTCGATCCGCATCTGCCGATGGCCTTCTGGGATCACGACGTCATGATGGACGAGTTCGAGGCCGCGATGGCCACGACGGAATGGCTCCAGGCGTCGATGCAGGTCAAACAGGCGTTCCTCGACTTCTGGACCAAGTGCCAACAGCACCTCCAAAAGCTCCACGACGCCCAGGCGAGTTCGATGCAGGACCAGAACATGCAGAACGCGATCGCGATGACGACGCAGCAGACGGCCGCCAAGGTGGCTTCTGTGGCGACTGAAGCCGCGCTCGAACAGGTGGCCGCGCAGCAGAGCGCCGCGGGCCCGAACAACTCCAACATCGTGGAGGACATGCGCCAGTTGATGGCCGGCCTACAGCCTGGCGGCGGCGCGAATTCGTCTCGGTTGCGACCGATGCGTTGATCGTTCGGCAATAACGCCGGCGATGCTTTTGTAGTCAAAAGGGTGGATAGATAAATGTGCGATCAAGAGTCACGATTAGACCCGCGCGTTGGATCAGCTAATGGCGCCGGCGTTAGTTATGCCGGCGCAAAGCAAGCCAGCTCAGACTTCCAGCGGTTGAATGAGGTGTCCGAAGGACGCCCTGTGCGCGGCGGACGACGGATCCAGCTTCATTCGCTCGAACGCGAGCTTCACGAGTTCCAGGTCCACGTCTCCAGCCAGGTTGAACGCGTACAGCAGTTGCAGCGCCTTCGTGACCTGGTTGCGGCCCACCCTGATCTAGCCGAGATGATCGATCTCGCCTTCCAGTTGCGCATGCACAACTAAGTCACCGCATCGGCCGCCGCGGTTGCTCCTCACGAGCCGCCGGATTCGTCCGGCGGCTCGTGCTCTGTACCGTCCTTGAACTTTTTTCTAAGATTTCCAAAACCGGCACGGCATATTTTTAAGAAAAATCCCAAAATCTCATCCAATTTGTGATTTTTAGGCCTTTTTTTGAGTTTTCGCGATGCGTTCGCATTCCGTTCGTATTCCGATGGCATTCCGGCCGCATTTCGACGGCAATGCGAGTACGTAACTGGTACGTACCTTCGTAGTAGGGATCTCCGAGTTAAAGATCAGGTGGTAAGAGCGATCTTTTTCCCCAGAGATCACTAAAAGCACTGGTACAGCAGCGCTGCGCGCCGCTTCGGACGAAAAGGCGGCGGAAAGACCACGAAAATGCCTCGCGGGCGCCCTTGACGCCAGAGGGGCGAAGGCGTAACCTCTGCAAATGCAAAACTTTGTCGCCGGGTTGTTCCGAAGCCTCATGATGCCGATGTTTGGGCCTGAAGGCGGCGGCCCCGGTGGCGGTGGTGACGCAGGCGCGGCCGGGGCCGCCGGCGGCGCACCTGGCGCCGGTGGTGGTCAGCCTGGCGCCGGCGGCGGCGCACCTGGCGGCGGGGCACCATCGATCAAGCTCACGCCCGACTCGATGGTCGAGATCGACGGCAAGTCGGTCAAGTACGGCGATCACATCAAGGGCTACGTCCCCCGCGCCGAACACGACGGATTCAAAAACAAATTTCTCGGCGACCTCCGCACACAGCTCGGCACGCTCGCGGCGCGCATGCGCCAGCAACCTCAGGGCCAAGGCCAGCGCCGCACCGGCGCGCAGAACATCCAGGAAGTGCTCTCCCAGGTCGGCGACATGCCGATCGTCGACGGCAAGACGCTCAAGATGCTCGCCGACAACGGCCTCACGCCGTTGGCACAGGCCGTCGACAGCCAACAGAAGATGCTCACGGAGCTGGTGAACCATGTTCGCCAACTCAAGGGCGGCGTTGGCGCGGTCCATCAGCGCCACTCCCAGCAGGATTTCGACGGCATGGTCGGCGAAGCGATCGCGTCGATCGAAGGCGTCGACGCCAACGATGAATTCGTGCGCGAGCTGGCCCAGGACGTGTATCACTCCCACGAAGACTGGAAACCGCAGACACAGAAGGCGGAGTTCTCCGCGCTCCTGAAGAAGCGCTACGACCAGGCCGTGGCCCACGTGCGCCGCATGGACAAGGCGCTCGTCGAGAAGAAGCGCAACACGCCGGTGACGTTCACGCGTCCTGGCGGCGACGGCAATCCCGGCGGCGCGCCGCGCAACGGCAAGCCGTTGACGGCCAAGGAAGTCACCCAACGCGTGTTCGGCGGTCAGGCCGGCGCCCGCACGTAGTCAGTCCGCAGTACAATTCCGGCGCCGAAATTTTACTCGGGCCGGACTCGTTCACGTCCCTGTCGTCCCGTCCTCGTCGTTCTCCACATTGTCATTCGGGCGTTGGTACCGCCCAAAAGTATCGGAGTTCCGACGATGATCCGTCTGTTCATGTCTCGCTGGCCGAGACTCACGCCGGTGATCCTGGCGTTGTTGTTCGTGATCGGCTTTGACTCGGCCGCGTTCGCGGTGAGTACCGCAGACGTGATCGAGGCCCTGAAATACACGTACGGGACCGACAAGCTGCTCTACATGGCGTCGCTCGAAATCGCCGTGTGGAACATTTTCCGCAAACAGATGGCGCCGATGGGCGGCCGCGGCCAGTTCCTCCTGCCGGTTCGCACGAAGAACGCCGGCGTCTTCCAGGGCATGGCCCAGGGCGGCAACCTCTCGACCCGACGCGCGCAGCCGCGCACCGTTGAAGCGTCGTTCGCGCTTCAGGAATTCCACGGCATCGTCGACATCACGTGGAAGGCCCTCCAGGACATGCAGAAGGACGAGTACGCGTTCCAGACCGGCCTCGAACTGGTCGAGGATGCCGTCAAGGCCCGCGTGTTCCGCCTCCTGAACATGGATCTGCTCGGCTACGGCCGCGGCGAGCTGGGCATCCTGCCGGCCACCGACGACCAGGCGACGGTCACGGTGCGATCGATGCCTGGCGTGGACCTCGGGTTGATTGTCGACCTCATGGACGCGAGCGACGACAACACGCCGCTCATCGACGGCCAGGAAGTCACCGACATCAGCGTCGAGGACCGCACGATCACCACGGCCACGGTCGTGGCCGGCTCCGCGGCCGGCGACTACTACACGGTCGCCGACACGGTGTCCTCAGCCGGCGGTTCGATGCACATGCTGGGCCTCGGCGCGTGGGTCAACAACGTGAACCCCGCGGCGGTCGTCGGCAACCCCGGCGGCATCGACCGCGCGGCCGCCGGCAACGAGTTCTGGCGCGCGTCGGTCCTGGCCAACGGCGGCACCAACCGGCCGTTGACCGAAGATCTGTTGCTCCGCGCGCAGGACTTGGTCCGCGAGCGCGGCAGCAAGCAGATCACCGATTGGGTGTCGAACCTCGCGATCATCCGCCGGTACCACGAGCTGCTCAAGGAAGACCAGTTCTTTGCCTTGGCGCAGGTCCAGGAGATGAAGAACGGCTCCGGCATCGGCCGCGACGAGGCCGGCATGCAGTCCGGCGAGAAGGGGGAAGGGGAGACGATCTACCGCTTCTCCGGCACGCCCTGGCGCGCGGAAATCTTCATGGACGGCAACCGGCTCTACGGCCTGAACCGTGAACACTTCTTCATCGGCCACGGCGCCAACGAAGTGCCGCGGCCGTTGTCGGAAATCTTTGACGACAAGATCCCGTACTTCGCGCTCACCGGCGCGGCGAAGTTCGACATCATCAGCTACTACCAGGGCGAGCTGATCTGCGATCGGCCCTCGGCCTCCGTCGCCGTGACGGACGTCGCGGAACAGTAAAGTTCCCACGGAAGGGACTGGAGAAGCGAGATGCAGGAAAAAGCGATCGCCTGGGAAGCGGCCAAGCGGCTCACGTTCAGCGCGGGCCCCAACGCGGCGCTCCTCACCGCGCCAAATACCGCGTTGTTCATTGCCGACGCCGACTACGAAATCGTCTCGGCGGCGGAAACCCACGAGACGCTCGGCACGGACGGCAGCGCCGTCACGGCCGACGTCGTGAAGGCCTCGGACGGGACCGCGTTGTCCGGCGGCACGTCGATGTTGGCGGCCACGAAGTTCAACCTGAAGGCCACCATCAATACCGAACAGCGCAAGACCCTCAGCAACGGGGGCCTGGCCACGAGCCAGACTGACCGCATTCTCTACAAGGGTCAGCGGCTCGGCGTGAAGTTCAGCGGCACCATGACTGCGGTCACAGGTGTGTGCATCACCGTGGTCTTGAATCCCCTTCGTCGAGCGGCCTGGTAGCCAAAGGAGACAGCGATGTCAGTGAGTGCATTCAATCTGCCCATGGGGCATCGGAGCCGCGGCCAGTACTTGGGCTCCGGCGAGTTGCCTGACCTGGAGCGTATGTTGATGCTCGTGCAGATGCGCGGGCGCGACTACTACGTCGACTCGGTGAACGGCGCCGCGGCGAACGCCGGCGCCGGCGACACGTGGGCCGGCGCGAAGATCACGCTGGCGGCCGCGGTGGCCCTGGCCACGGCCGGCGATCGCATCCATGTGGCGCCCGGTCACTCGGAAGTCGTGGCGACGGCCGGCGCCATCACGATCAGCAAGTCGGGCCTGACCATCATCGGCTACGGCTACGGCAATCAGCGGCCGTTGTTCACCTGGTCCGGCACCGCCGCCACGATCGCGGTCAGCGGCAACGACAACGTCATTGCCAACATCCGTTGCACGTGCAGCATCGACGAAGTCGTGTCGATGTGGAACATCACCGGCGCGCGCGTCGCGCTGCTCGGCGTCGACTACAACGAGACGGCGGCCTGCCAGGCGATCCAGTTCCTCACCGCGTCGGCCGCGGCGGTGGACTTCGTCCTCGCGAACTGCCGGCACCGCCAGGAAACGGCGGCCGCGGCCAACAGCCTGTGGATCGCGTTCATCGGCGCCGGCACGCGGATCCTCGACAACACGATCATCCTCACGCAGACCTCGAGCGCATCCAGCCAGGTGCTCGCGAACGGGACCGCCGCGGTGGGCTTGGAAGTGTCCGGCAACCGCATCATCCACATCGGCGCGGCCGCCCTGGCGATCTCGCTGCATGCGTCGTCGACCGGCGCCGCGTTCGACAACCGTGTGACGTCGACGGGCACGCTCGCCGGCAAAATCGCGCTCGGGGGCGCCATGGGCGATCAGAACTTCGTCGCCACGACCGCCAACAAGAACGGCATCCTGGACCCGGTCGTCGCGTAACGACCGGCGTCCCGGTTTCTCCACTGTGGGCGCGGGGCGAGGCACACGGCCACGTCCCGCGCCATTGTCGTGTAAGTTTCTTTGTCGAAAGGATACAGGTTCGTTATGGCCGCTACCGCCACTCCGCAACGTCTCTCGCGCGCCGACATCGGCGCCCTCATCGGCAACGCGACGACGCCGCGTGCCCACATGTTCGATCCCACCGACTACTCCCTTCAGGAGTTGGAATTTCTCCTCGCCAACCTCGGCAAGTCGGCCAACGTCGCGTTGTATAAGTTCCGGCCGATCCCCGGCGTCAACCCCGTGCAGATTCGCAAGGGCCTCACGCAGTTGAGCGAGTACGCCGAGATGGCCGCCGGCGCCGGCGTCGAGTGGATTGGCTACGACAGCGTCCGCGACGCGTGCGAGTGGTACATGGAGTGGACCCAGCAGTCGTTGGCCATCAAGGACGCCGGCGGCCCGCGGCACCCGTCGATGATGGCGTTTGACTCGATCGGCACGATTACGCCGTCCGGCATTGGCGCCGATAGCTGCGACCGCGTCCGGACGGGGATCCTCCCCAACGGCGATCGCAAGCCGTTCGCGATCAGCCTCCGTGGCACGCGCCAGAGCTTCCAGGATTTGATGCCCTGGACGAAGCGCAAGCCCGGCACGGTCGTCGACGCGACCCAGCACGACGCGGCGGCCCGCACCTTCACGTGCGGCGTCTGTGGCGACCTGATCGCCAAGTACACGGCCGGCAGCGCCCGGTCCCAGGGCATGGCGCGCAAGAAGGTCGAGCAGCACTTGAAAACCACGCGCCGCGAGGCCGCGCGGCACCGTGAGGTACTCCGGCGGGAGTTTGCGTGAAAGGCGCCGCCTTCGACGTCCCGGTCAGCCGGGCCGAGAAAGCCCTACCACGCGAAGCGCTGGACCTCTGGTGGTATCCGGAGCGTCCTGGCGTGGAACTGCCGCCAGAGGCCTTCCGGCGCGAGCTGGAGGCCATTTCGCCGCTCCTGGCGGTCTGCCGGCCGCCGCCAGGCGCGCCGCTCCCACGGCCCCGCGCCTGGCTCGTGTGGATGATGAAGCCGTCCGTGACCTACGTCCTGTGCCCTGGCTGGTTCCTGCTCTTTGACTGGCGGTCGGACGCCGGCGAGCTCTGGCCGTGCGATAACCGGATCCTGGCCAACATCTACCGCGTGTCGGCCCGGCAGTTCGGCAACGCCAAGAAGTACTTCGACCACTGCGTCGATGAGATGGAGCGGACGAAGAAGGCCAAGGAACAGGCCCTCACGAACGACAACCGCGATCGACGCAAGGACTTCAGCGCGTCGACGCGCATCACGAACATTGGCCGCGGCAACAAGTTCGCCAAGCACCACGACGGGACGATTGCGCCGGGCCGCGGCCACGCCAACTGGCTCGCCGACACGCGCCGGCTCTCCCTCTCGGGAGACGTCCGGCGTGATGAGGAACGCCAGACCGACGAACGCATGGACTTCATCCGCAAGCGGCGGGGCGAGCGCCTGTGACCGGCGAAGACCTGCTCTATCGCGCGCGGGTCTTAGACAACGAGCTGCAAGTGTCGGCCGGCGGCGCCGACGAAACGCGTGTGCTCGCCGCGCTCGATATGGCCCAGGACGCCTGGCAGTCAATCGTCGCGAGCGAGCCGCGCGTGATGCAAACCTACGAGACGGTCCAGACGGTCGCGAACCAGATGTTCACCACCTGGCCCACCGGGCTCATGCGCATCGATCGCGCGTTCATGCTCGACACCAGCGTGACGCCGGCGCGCCAGTCCTGGGAAATCGACATCGTGTACGAAACTGGCGCCAACGATCCGGCCTACACGTGGCCGCTCTCCCTCGGCATCGTGCGATCGAGCGGCGGCCCGTCCGTGTGCTACCCGCAGAAAGAATCCCAGCTCAATTGGGGGCCGTTGCCGGATGCGGTCTACAGCACGCGGTTCTACGGCTTCTGGGCGAAGACGCCGATCACGTCGCGGGCTATCACGTTCGGCTATCCGCGCGAGGTCAGCGTCCCGCTCGTGGCGTTGGCCAACCGCATGTTGTCGATGGGTATTGATGATCCAAGTGAGGAAGTGGCGGCGCTCGCCAACGAATTCTTCACGCCGGTGATCAAAGAGCTGCGTCGCTACACCCGATCGAAGCCGGAACCCCGGAAGTACTCGCGCGTGCATTTCACATAGAAGGGTCCGAGATGAGCTACCCGAAATCGTTCTACCAGGATATGGCCGAGCCGGGCACGTTTGCGTTGGCCGCGGTTGGCGCCGTCAACATCTTGGGCCAGTCTCGCTATCACGCGGTCTACGTGGAGTGGGGCGCCGACACCACGGCCGGTAGCATCGTCGTCGAGCATGCCCCGCACAAGGACTACACCGGCACGTGGAAGAACCTGGCCACGTTCAATTGGGCTACCGCCGGCATCCTGGATGCGTGGCTCGGCGAAGGCGCTTACGGCGCGATCCGCGTGCGCGTCGCGACGGCCGTCGCCGGCGCCGCCGGTTCGCCGACCGGCGGCTTCAAGTCAACGTACATCGGCCTGTAGCTGCGCGTTTTGTTCTGTAACTTGTCCCTGTCTTCCTCAAGGGGGAGCCGTTCGTGGCCACTACTGTCAATAACACCGCGGCGTCGCTCAATGGCAAGACGCTCGTAAAACTCGAAGACAACCAAACCGTCGTCGGCCTCAAGACCTTCGACCGCGGCACCAGCGCGCCGTTCGGCGTGGTGCCAGGCGCCGCGGTCGTCGCTAACCTGGACGCGGACTTCCTCGACGGCGAAGACGGCGCCGACTTCCACGATGCGTCGCTGTTGACGGGTATTTTGGCGGCTTTAAGCGGCGTGAACCTAACGAACCTCAACGCCAGCAACTTGGCCTCCGGGTCTGTGCCCCTCGCGCGTCTCGGGTTGTTGGCGCCGATGATTTGCGGCGGCAGGCTCACGCTCACCACGGCCCAGCCCGTCACGGTGGCCGACGTGACGGCAGCCACGACGATTTACTACACGCCGTACAAACACAACCGCATCGGCCTCTACACGGCGGCCGCGTGGGCCGTGAGCACCTTCGCGGAAGTATCGATTGCCGTTCCGGCGGCCGCCAACCAGATGTACGACGTCTTCCTCTACGACAATGCCGGAGTCTTAACGCTGGAGTTGGTTGCGTGGACGAATGACACCACGCGCGCGACGGCGATCGTGCGCCAGGACGGCGTGTGGTGCAAAACCGGCGCGCTCGATCGGCGCTATCTCGGATCGTTCCGCACGACCGCCGTCGCCGGCCAGACTGAAGACTCGTTTGCGAAACGGCTGGTGTGGAACAATGACAACCGACTTGATCGCGGTATGCGTGTGCTGGATACCACCAACAGTTGGGCGTACAGCACGGCGACCTATCGCCAGGCCAATGCCGCGGCCGCGAATCAACTAGCGATGGTGGTCGGGGTGGCCGAAGTGTTTGCCCAGCTCGAAGTGGCGTCCATCGTGGCGAATACTACGGCTGGAAGTGGTCCGGTGATTGGCATTGGCTACGACAGCACGACCGCACCAACGGCCGGCAACTCCCTCGGCCGGATCCAAATCCCGATCAACAACTACCAGGTGTATCTGCTGGCCACGCTCGAACATGCGCCGGCGGTGGGCTTTCACTTCTACGCCTGGATCGAACGAGGGTCCGGCAGCGGGGCGGACACTTGGTATGGCGACAATGGTGACCCGTCACTCGTTCAATCCGGCTTGCGCGGTTCCATTGAGGGGTAATAAAAAATGGCGTTAAGTCTGGCCGCGCGCCTCCTCGCGCAAATACAAACGAGCCTTCCAGGCGTGCAAAGCGTGTCGATCGGCCGCCAGGAGGACAAGTCGACGTGGCGGGTGGACCCGGTGAAGCATCAGGTGGCCGCGCAGGCCGTCATCGACGCCTTCGTGACTCCGACGCCGGCGCAGCTCGCGGACGAAGACGCCGATATCGAACTGAATGATCGGGCCGTCCGCGCGATCGTGCGCGAGCTTTACGACCTCGTCCCGGTCTACGCCGGTAAGCCGACGTTGCAGCAATTTGCCGACCGGATCAAGGCTCGCTACAAAACCCTGACGTAGAGCGATGTCGCTACCGCTACGCATCCAACTGTTCGATGCCTACCTCGGGCAACAGAGCGGGATCCATTCGATCATCCTGCCGGACATCTTTTCGTCCGGTGGCTCGAAGAACGTCTGGATGGACAAGTACGCGCGCGTGAAGCGGATCCTCGGCTACTCCGCGCAGGGCGCTGCCGTCACGAGCAGCGCCGGCCAGGCCACGCGCGTCCGGAACTACTTCCCTTATCGCAAGACGGCCACGAGCATTGTCCGGCAGCTCATTGGCGTCTTCGACGACGGCACGGACGAATGGGAGATCCAGTTCTCGACCGACGACGGTGCGACCTGGACGTTGCCGGCCGGCGGCGACATGGGCGCCGGCAGCGTCGGCCAGATCGCCGACTTCGCCCAATTCGGCACGAACCTCTACATCACCAACGGCAAGATTGCGCCGCGCGTGTGGGACAGCGCCACGTTGTCGACGGCCGGCGACACCCAGCAAGCCGCGCCGACCGTGGCCTCCGCGGGCACCGGCGTGTTGTACGGCACGCCGCGTTGGAAGATCGTCCCGCGCAAATCAGACGGCACGCGCCTGGCCGGCAGCGTGTCGAGCCTGGCGCTGTCGGTCGAAGGAGAATCCGCGCTGGTGACATGGGTGGCGTCGCCCAACGTCCTCGTCGTCGGCTACGAGGTGTATCGCACAACTGGCACCGGCGGTGTCTTCTACTACGTGGACTACGTCGACGGCATTGCCACCGTCGCCTACACCGACAACATCGAGGACTACACCATCCTCGAACAGCGCACCCTAGAGGAACACGGAGACGCGCCGCCGCAGTCGTATCTGTGCGTCGCGCACTCGCAGCGTATGTGGTGGATGCGCACCGATGAGAACCCGCAACGCGGCTACTACTCCGATCCCGGCACGCCGCAGAGCGTCTGGACCGATAACTTTATCGAGTTCCAGGATGCCGAGACGCAAGGCGACTTCATCACCGGCGCCCGCGGCAACTACGAAAGCATGCTGGTCGTGTTCCAGGAGCGGTCGATCTGGACCCTGAGCGGCACCGGGCAAATCATTGGCAACGTGCCGGACTTCAGCCGCACGCGCACCAACGCGCAGACCGGCGCGGTCAGCGATCGCGCGATCGTCAAGGTGCCGGCCGGCTCGCGCTACGTCGACCAGACCGGCAAGGTGCAAACGACGGCCACGGTGACGCTGGCCTACCTCACGCCGCTCCGCGATATCCGGCTGTTCGACGGCGACAACGATCTCACCATCTCGTATCCGGTGTCGGCGCAGCTCGAGGATTTCAGCTACGAGCAGCGCCGCAAGACCCACACGCTCCACGACACGTTGCGGTCGGAGATCACCTGGTTCTACGCCGCCGGCTCGGCCAGCGAGCCCTCGGCCGCGGTCGTGTGGAATTACCAGTTCGGCGTGTGGTACGTGCGCGAGTGGGCGATGTCCGCGGCCGCGGAGCTAGAGACGAGCACCGTGGCCAGCTTGTGTGTGGGCGGCGAAGGCAGTCTCGCGATCGGCGGCCTGACCTACCAGTTGTGGGACACCAACCTCTTCAACGGCGCCGCGTTCACGGCGATCTGGATGACGAAGACCCTCTACGGCATGAACGAGGGCGGCCAGCCGGCCATGAGTTTCCAGAAGCGGTGGCGCTGGTCCGATTTCCTGTTCGAGACAGACCAGAACGTCGAGATCCTCGTGGAGTGGCTCAACGGCGACGCGCCGGACAACGGCGACGCCGTGGGCAGCGTCACGATCACGCCTGGCACGGACGTCCTGGAGACGATCGACGCGGAGGTGATCGAGACGTCGGACGGCGACGAAATTCACGTGGCGTTGTCCAGCTCGATCGCGAAGGCGCAGTTCGCCGACATGAACGGGCAGTACTTGCACGACAACGGGATCCGTCTGCGCTTCAGCAGTGTGGCCGAGGGCTCGTGGAGCCTGGAGGGCAACGCCATGGCCTATCAAATCTTGCCCGGCCTAAAACGGCGCCGCGGCGCGTTGCTCAATCCCTAGCCGCGTATGGGTCAAAACCTCACCCTCGAATCGCTCAACTTCGGCCGTATCCGCAACGGCGACCCGCGGGCCACCGCCGACGCGGTCTATGCGATGTGGTTGTATCTCAATAATGAAGCGCAGGATCGCCGGATTGGCGTGCGCGCGGCGATCGATCGCTTCGAGCCAAAGATCCTCTCGGATGGGCCGACGACCAACCAAAACAACTACGACACCAAAGGCTCGACCACGCTCGTATTCACCGGCGGATCCGCCATCGATCTGACGGGCCTGCGTGCGCGCGACGAAGGCACCATCCTCTTTCTCGTTGTGTTAGGCTCGGGCACGGTCACGGCGAAGGACTCCAGCGCGAGTAGCGAAGTCTTGAATCGGATCCTGACGGAGAGCGGCGGCGACCTGGCGATTGCGACCAACCGCATGGCTATGGTGATTTATC